TCCAGCAGGACCTGAAAGGATGTAGTCTACATTAATTGACTCAGCATCAGATACAAGATTGTAAGCGTTGCTAAAATCAGATGAGGTGTTAGAATAATCATCTACACCACCAGCGAAAGCAAATTTAATAGAACCACCAGACTTACCACCACCCATGTGACGACCGCTAGGCTCATCATGCACAGACTTGGAAGACTGAATTCTATTGAAGTTCTTGTTAGCAGAAATAGTACCCCAAGAACCAGTTGCAAGAACTGCGTTTACTGGGAACTGATCATCGTCATCAAGATGAGAACCCCAGTAGATATACTGTGAGGTCTGCTTAAGAACGTTTGCATAGTAGTTGTTCTCTCCAACTGTAGACTTAGCATCGCTAGCCTTAGATACAGAGAGGAATTTCTCAAGTAAAGTGTTTGGAGTGCCAGTTAACTGACCATCTCCATCAAGAACGATGATATGCAATTCATCATTCTTACCACCTTTATCAAGACAATAAAGTGAAGTAGAAGGGCGAGGGGCAATGTTTACCCATTTCTTACCAGGAAGATACTCACGCTCAGGATACTCATCGCGAACTGAACCGATGACTGCAGCTTCTGAGTCAGCATCAGCGATGCTATCAGTTGCAGCAAATGCACCAGAGTCAGCGTCAAGAACAACATGAAGTTCTCTTGATACGCTTGCAATAGCACCACTTACGGATCCTTGGACGACTGTCATAGTGTCGTCAATCTTACCAGTAATACCTCCAACAGGGATATCAATCTCAAGAACGCGATCAGTAGGGTTCCAGGAGAGAACGGTAACTGTCTGATCAGCGGCGTTGATCTCAATTGTAGTACCTGCATCCGCACCTACAAATGACCAAGTAACTCCACCGTCTGATGCAAGACCAGATGTATGAGTTGGTGCAGAACCACCTGCTGTACCAGCACCTTGTGCTTGGTAAATATTACCACCGTTGGTTACTCTGTCAAACTTACTGTAGTAAGCTGCAGTAGACCATGCGGGTTCGTCTGGGATAAAGTCGCCGTTAACTGTTGTCTCAAGAGTTAACTTAAGAGAATAACGGAATACTTTTCCTCCTTTATTTCCAGAAACCACTGCACCTGCTCTGGTGAATCTGTAGTCATCAGTACCAGCAGGGGCATTCAAAGTTAAAATTTGATCTGCACCAGCGTCTGTAACAAAGACTCTTAGTGAGTTTCCATAACTACCAGGTGATTGTGTTGCAAATACCCAGTCATTACTTCCACCCTCAAACGCGGTTTCGTAATTCTGTAAGTTTTTAATCTTTACAGCCGCAGCATTACTTACTGCGTTTTTTAAGTTTGTGCCATCGGCACGAATGGTCTTGAGAGTACCACCATAGCTCAGGAACTGAGCGGCGGTAAACCAAAACTCGTAATTAGTATCATTTGGTTTGCCAAAGGTAGAGATGAGAGTTCTCTCATTGTTGATGTCAACAACCTGTTCTACAGGTCCCCTTTCAAATGGAGCAGCGAGCGCACCAATATTAGCCAGTGCTACTGAACTAACTGTGGTAAAGTCTCTCTCCTGAATAATAACACCTGGCGATAACTGTGACGCTGCCATGTTTTTTACACTCCTATAGAATACTGTTTCAGTTTTCTAAAAATATTTATAAAAACCTAGTCTTACAAATCACCGATACTCCCACATATACGCACGATCTCCGTATTCATCAGTATGCCAAACGTCTCCATCCGCATCTTTGAACGTATCTTCCTCTAATCCATCGGATATAAAACCGAACGGTGCCATATCCTGCTCAATATTTTCGCGCTGATCATCGTAAATCCTTTGACGAACGTCGGTGTCGTTCATCTCTCTAAAATAATCTTGAAGAGCTAACCAAGAGAAAATAACTAAGCACATTGCCAAGTCATCATTACATCCCTCTTCTGCTTCAAATGATTGCCCCTTTTGAATAAATGTAGTCAGTTCAGATATGATATCATAATCAGTAATCAACAATTTATCTTCTTCAATCAGAGCTTTCATATTTGAGCATCCCACTTTCTTTACAGCAGTGCTCATCTTTACACCCATCTGAGTTTTCTTCCCAGAGAAACCTTGACCGACAACCTGACCAGAACGTCCACGCATACTGGCCATTAGTAGATTATCGTATTCAAGATCAAAGTGTATAATATCCGCAACCTGTCCGCCTACGTCATTGACTTCAACTAAAATAAATGCACCGTTATAATGTCTGGCAACATCTACGATAACATTCGGAAACAGGATGGGTTTGATTGTATTGTTCTTATATTTTGCTACCATCTTATATGGTAACGTAGTCGTATCTATAACCACAAATGCTGAGTAATCGTTTGCTACTCCTCTCGCTACGTCACATGCCATGACGTATTGGTGATTTGGTTTTGATTCCTCAAATATATCTAAACCAGCAGACTGTTTGATAGGATCCTCATATGCCATCACTTTTAATTTTGATGGAGATATAAGAGTATCAACAGATCCTAAGAATTCACATTCAAACTCAACTTTGAACTGTGATTCAGATGTATTGGCAATTGTCTGTGCTTTCCATTTATCATCTCTTCCTGGTATTTGAGACCAATGCACTTCTGTGTTCACATACTCATTTTTTCCGCGTTCTGAATCATGCCACAATTTGTAGAACATGTTCATCCCGTGTGGTGTAGAGATGATAATAACCTTGGTAGATTTACCAGATGAGATAGTAGGATATACAGAGGAGAAAAACTCATCTGCAATATGATTAGGAACGAACGCAAACTCATCTAAGAAGATGACATTAAATGACATACCCCTGACAGCACTACTAGATGTAGATGCTGCCATGATCTTAGAACCATTTTCTAGTTCTAACGACCCTCGGTTCCATTGGATGATCCCTTGTTGGAGCCATTTCGGTAAGTGTTCGTACGACTTCTGGAGTCTTTGTAGCATTTCCCGCGACGTTGCCGCTTTGTTGGCAAGAATTGCGACATTAACCTCCTGATTAAATAATGTGTACCATAAAAGGTAACTCGTAACAATAGTGGACTTGCCAGATTGACGTGGTAGTTTCGCAATGTTAAACCTATTGTCGTGGAATTTATGTACCATTTCCGTTTGGAAATCATACATGTCAAATGGTACTAAACCTTTATCAAGTGAGACGATCTTCACATATGTTTTAATGAAGTACACGGGATCTTCCGAGCACTTCAAAAACTCAGCAATCTGAGCCTCAGTCCACTCATTAGGAACATTTGCTTTTTTTAGATTGGGATTGCCTAGATATACTTCGTTACTCGCCATAGTCAAGAGGGAAAGGTCTAGTATTTGGTTTGCACATTTCAGCGTGTTGAAGCATTTCTTCTTCTTGTCCAGGTGTGTACTGGAATACAGCACTGAATCGTGCGACTCCCTCATGGTTTCTATTTGGTGCCTTTGCACCGTGAGGGATAGAGCCTGGAAAGATTACTACTCTGCCAGGTTTAGGGATGACTGCATCGGTGATTTCTCCGTCACGAACGAATACACTTTCAGAACCCCATGCTTCATTCCATTTAGTATTAGGATAAACCATGAAACTCAATGCGTCTTCACTCTCACCGTCAATGTGTAGATTAGGACTATCTCCGAATCGGAAACAGTTATATACTACTCTATGAAAATTTGGAACTGGGACACCAGATCGTTCCTTAAAACATTTCTTACAAAACTCTTCAAACATACCAAAGTTAGGAAGATCAATAACTTGACCCAATGAGTATTGTGAAAGACTTTGTTCAGGGTCATCAAAGATTAACTGCCACCCATCAAATAGGGTAAAGTAATCTTCCATCCATTGCACTTCATCTTTAGTAAATAAGTCATCAATGACTATTACTTGCTCACGTTTAATTAGTTTCATAAAATGTGTATTCAGTTAGCATTGCAAAAAGTTTACTCCTTAAGAGTTTCAAGTATTCTTGTTCCTCAATTGGTCTAGCAGGATAACCAGGCCATTTCTCAAGGGAATAGCAGACATGATTATAGAGCAATCGGATTTCTCCGACACCCATATTCATGGTCATGTACCATTCACCCTCGTAAGGGAAAAAATCTTCTCCAAAATCAAACTCGTCATCCATTGGTTAGCGTACCTTTAGTACGGCGGATTTCTCTTAATTCTTCAAAGTTCTTTTGTTTTGTACCCCCATCATAGGACCATGCATACCCTTCGGTAATCATTTCTTCATTGAGTGAGAGTTCGGCATCGCCAATGTACAACCACCCCAAGAGACGACCATACTTACCCATGCCACCGACAAGCTCAGTACGAATAACAAGATCATCATCACCTTCAATAGCTCCTTCTAGTTTTTTCTTCATCCAATTGGTAGCATCAAGACCCAATGCCTTTTCTTCTAAGTCACGAGTTCTTTTTTCAGGAGTGTCAACACCTGCTACACGAACCCTTTCTTTTTTGTAAAGGTCAAATCCTAAGTCAATAGTTACGTCAATGGTGTCACCATCAACTACTCTGTTGATCTCTATTACTCGGAAGTTGTAACAACTCTTCCGACTTGGGGGTGTCATTGCTCCCATCGTTTAATTCCTTGAAGGCCATCTTCATTATATAGACAATATACCAAGTCACTATTATTACAAGTATAGCGACCATCCAAATAACTCCCCAGACTACCATAGCGATTTAATAACTAGGATCACAACACCAACCATCGCAAGACGACCATTCCATCTCTCTGCAAATTTCCAGTAACTATGATCCCAATCTATCATTTTGGTAGTTTATCTAATACTTGTTGCACTATTTGATCTAATAAGTTCACGTCAAGATGCATGAACGGGGGGATGATACCTAACATTCTCAGCAACCCATCTACAAATAATGCGAGAGTTGTGAACCCTAGGATCATACTGATTACAGTTGCATCGCGATTATGCTTTGCCATAGAAGCATCATCTATTTTCTGTGCTTCTGCTACAGCATATTTGACAGCTTCCTCTACTAACTCATCCACTTCCTTAGCAGTGTAATAAGTTTTCAAAGAAAACAAATCAGTTTTGTTTTGCGATAGGGTCATTCTTCTCCTTTTGGTCGTAAATCGGTTGACGCTTTAATCATGCCATCAATAAATCCTGCACGATATTCCCAAGTTTGTCCTCCAGTTTTTCCTTTCATAGGATTGATACAAGTATCATCTCCTAGATTATTACAAACAAGACCAGCAAGATCTAACTCGCTGGATTCGTTGGACGCTCCTGTACCTCTCCAAACATGTTTTCCGTTAATCCATGTAGCACCACATTTGGCACACTCTTTACGTTCTAGTTTGAAGTCGGAAAAATTAAAATCTTCCATAGATACACGAATCCCTTGAGGGTACGTTCAACATTATACAAAGTATTTAACAATATTGCAAGCTACAGTTTATTAAGACTGTATCTGTTCTAGCAATTCCATGCTCTGAGTGACTTATTTATTCTGGAATCAGGATCTGAAGCAGTCTTTTTAGAGGTTAACTTCTTTTTCATCCCCTTCATTCTAGCACAGAAGGATGCCCGTCTGGGATTTCCAACCTTCTTTGAAGGTGCCTTAAGGTCGCTGCCTGGATTTTCTCTTTCATATGATTTACGTCCTTTTTCATTAAGTCCTCCAGATTTATTTTTTCCTGCTTTCTTGGTCCATGCTGCTGACTCATTTGTAGTCTCTTCCTTTTTGACGCAGCGGTTGTACGTTTTGCCGAAAAGTTTTTGTGTACCTTTTTTCTCGTATCCTTTCCAACATTTCTTTGCTTCTTCCTGAAATGTTTGGAATGATTTTCCATTAAATTCTTCTTTTTTGGTGCTGTTTCCCCAGTTCTTTGCACCTTTCTTTCGGCATTTGACTAGTGCTCCGCTGGCATACGCACTAGGCCAAACCTTATAACGAGATTTAACCTTATGATAACAGGCGTCCTTTTCGCCTTCGTAAATTGTTTCTTCAGTTTTCACGTTAATAGCCTTTCC